TACCACCCCATACTTGAGATCCCCAAGTATCTCTACCCCATCCAGTTAAATTGTAAGCTGATTCGTTTCCAACTGCAGTCGTTGCAGCTACACCTGTTGGAGCAACAGTTACACTTAAACCATTTGTTCCCCAATCTTCTTCACCCCAAAAATAACGACCCCATCCTTCTCTATGAGAAGCAGAGACTTCGCCTACTGAGGTAGTTGTACTTACACCTGTAACTGAAGAAGAAATAACCTCTGAAGCCCAAGAATTAGCGCCCCAGCTATTATTGCCCCATGTTGCCGCCATAAGGAGTTCCTCCTTACGATATTCTTAGGATAGCTAATGTATCGGTGAAATTTGGAAATTGAATTGTAAAAGTTCCAGCAGTTGCTGTTTTATTTCCGCCAAAATCTAAAACACAAACAGCTTTATCCGAAGATGATCTATTATAAATCAAAGCTCCTCTAGCTGTAAATGTAGCAGTTTGCCAAGAAAGGTTTGTCCAATCAACAATAGCTGTGTCATTTGATAATTTATGAGTTTGTCCTGCCACTGCTAAAAGTTTTCCACGTGCATCATATGCACTTCCTGCATCATTACTAGTTTCACCAGTAGCTGTATAATCTGTTGTAGATTTTCCAAGAACTGCTGAACTCGTATACAAAGCTAAATAAAATTTATTACCAGATGTTTGAGTAAAATTGTGAGTTGCACTTAAAAGTTGATTTTTAAATGTATTGCACACTGCGCTAGTTGTTATTGCCATAATAATCTCCTACTTAATTAGTCCGGCATCAGTTGTTGAAGGAGTGTTCATTGGGATTCTAATTGTTCCACTTGTATAATCACCTCTTCTACGTCTTCCAATTTGTTCAAGACCGAACTTATCTACCTCTTGTTTATATCTATTTTCATAGTATGTCAACATATCCATGGGACCTTTTAAAAATCCATATGCCTCTATCAGGCAGGCATAAAGCATCCCATTAGGGAACTTCTGACTTAAGAAAGTTTGAGTATTACCCGAGCTTAATTGATCAGGCATGATAGAATATTCTACTTCAATCGTATAAGTAGCGTCTGGAGAAGGTCCAATCTTATAATAATTAGTATTATTACTAGCTCCTTGACCGGATTGAAACATAGCATAGTATCTAGGTTTACCTGTATTAGCTACTTCATCTTGCGTATATTCATCTAACAACGTTTGATCTACTTTTTGAAGATACCACATATCATTATTTGAATCGGTTAATTTAATAGCTCTAATAAATTCTTCATTACCAGGAGTGTTATAAGTTCCTTGACCTACAATCAAAGTAGCAGTTTGATATTTTCTCATAGCATCGGTTGCTACATCTCTATTAATTCTATTTTCAGCAGACATAATAAAATTATCTATAATACCAGATGTAAAAAGAGAACTATCTACTTCAGTATAATCTCTGATTGCTGTTGTTAAAGTTGCGTATGTATATCCTGCCATTATGCTTGTAAGGTAACTGGTCCTATAGACACAGATCCTCCTCCTTGTACATTACCAGTTGTAGCACTAGATCCACTGACTGTAAATTGATAATTATTATAAGTTTGAACATAAGTAGTACCCCATTGAGAGATCACATGACCTGCTGCTCTTGAAATTTCAGCACCATCAATTCCATCAAAATTAGGAATATTAGCATATGTAGCCACTGGATTGCTTGTTGTTCCAGTACCTGGTGATACCGTAGGAGGCCCATAAAACCTATATGTATCCCCCAGAGTTCTACTATGTCCTGGTTGATGAACTCTAACTACATCACTTCCTTGGGCTGTGGTAAAAAAAGGATTAAATTGTAATAAACTAGTTGTTGCAAATTCTGTTCTAGCTGGTCTAGCTCTCATTAAAGCTTGAGGGTCTCCTCCTGTAACTTTAATTTCTAATTGAGGGGATTTAGATTCATATTCAGAAATATGGACCCATGCTCCTGTCCATTCTCTTACCATTTCTAAATAAGGAAAAGCTTGACCACTTCTATCTGAAATGGAAAGCGCATATTTCCCTTGGGCAAATCGCGCTGTCATTATGATACCGCCGGATAATAAGTTTGAGGAGTTATAAATGTACTCGAAGCTGAACCATCTTCTGCCAATGCTCTACCTAATTCATCTTCATAATATAACTTTAATTCTTGTGTTTTTGCAGGATTAATTTTTTGACTTAAATAAAAAGCTAAACCTGAAACTAAACAAGGATAAAATCTATAAGGTACTTCAGGGTTATTAGCATAAGGAGTACCTGTTGTTTGAGGGGCTCCCGTATCAGGGAACGCGATTCCTGGATCTTCAATTCTTCTCACATAATAAATATTAAGAAACTTACCTGCTTGAGAAGATCCCGGTGTAATATAAGTAGTTAAAGTAGTTTTATTAATAAATCTTTGGATCCAAAACTGACTTGGAACTCCTTGAGATTCTTTGTTGGTTAAAGCTGAATAAGTAGATCTATCAATTTTAGTTAATACAATATCTGATTGATCTGTTGTTCCATCATTAGTTCTGTAAGAAGTCGTTAAAATATCTGTAGCATTATAAATAAAAGTACTAGATGCATCTGATCTAGCGGGATTAACTGTATCTGATCCTCTTGCTGCTGCACTTTTATAAACATCGTAAGTATTCTGTCCACTATTTATATAAATATTAGTATTGGAAACCGTCCAAAAATGCAGGCCTCTATTTCCCCATTCAGAAAATAAAATGTTAAGTGAAAAAAGAGCGGTTTTAAGATTATAACCCGATGTCAATTGAACTTGACATCTTTCATAAGCCTCTTCAATACATTGTGTTATCGAAGGCTCAAATGCAACTGTTCCTGATGTTGCCATTTATCCTCCTAACCGTAAAATACTGTAACTGGTGTTGCTCCACTTAAAGTAACTTTAAGACTTGTCTCACATCTTAATCCTGTACCAGGAAATTGAATGTATTGAGATATTGCTGCTTTATTAGTTGCATCATCAGTTGCTGGTAAATCAAAAAAAGCAACGTCCGTAGTATCATCTTGTATTTTTATAGTTGTTGCCACTGTATCTTTAGGTTGAACCATATAGATGCCTAAGCATCTTGCTGGACCTGCAAAAATAACATGTGTAGCTGCAGTCTTAATACTTGTAACACTGGATTTTATATTTACTGGGTATGTACTCATAATTTTCTCCTATTCTGCGAGCTCCCGAAGGAGCTCACAAAGTTTATCCATTAAGCACTGAACAGGAAAGTTCCTGCAGTAGCTGTTGTATATTTTCCTAAATCGCTAGCGACATTCCAAATACCTTTTTCAAAGCATGTAAAATACACATAACAACCAGTTGAAAATATATTAGTTGCCGCATTAACAGGTGTGTACGTCATTTTAGTTTCATCTGCGATAGACGTATCAATAGTTACTTCGGCACCAGAAGTAGTTTCAATTTTTGAACCTGTTCTGAATACATCACTACCTGCACAATCAAAACTAAGTGCAGCAACTGCTGCATTCGCTACATCTTTTGATTGAAGATGCACTACAATAGTTCCTACAGTTGCTGCTGGTAATGTTACCGCTTGAGCAGCTGCGCCTGTGTAATCATTAATTGTAATTACATTAGCAGTGTAAGTTAAAGTAGCTCCTGTTCCAACAGCAGTAGCTGTTAAACTAGTTAAATCTGGTTTCATTCCTAGAAACCTTGATGTAACAACTCCTGTGTTAGTTGCTTTATTGATCTGTTGAAATCCTTTTTGGGCTCTAACTGGACCATTAAACGTTGTGTTTGCCATAATATTCCTCCTAGAATATTTAAATGTAGTCCCTAGGGCAGTCGACTATACGCGTCTACATTTATATGATTATAAAATTTGTATAGTAAGTTATTTATATAGTAGATTTTAGTAGAGTGCAAGAGATCCTATAAGAAATATACGATTTCAGCGATGTAGCTTTTGTTTAAGTAGCTACAGAAACTTGAGCGGCAGCACTATTGATTGCATTTTCTCTATCTGCAATCTTAGATTCTTCGAGTTTGATCTCAGTGATAACTTTTTTAATAGCGTTATCAATTTCGACCATATTAAGAGTATATTTACCATTCTGCTCATACTCCAACTGCCAATTCAACTCCAAGGACCGTTTTTGTTTGTATAGGTCTTGTACCATCCACAACCTCCTCATAGGTTATTCTGTGGGGACTGTCTCTAAACATTCCCGTTGATTCCCACTTTATACTCTTTTCTCCAATTTTGTCAAGGATAGAGTTTTCAATGGATTTAGCATTATCTTCCGCTTCTACCTTAAAAGAAGCATGATGATCGTAAGCCCATATATTAACGGTGAATGTGTGCATTTTTTCTTTCTATTTAAGAAATGTGGCGAAACTATGTTCCGCCACATTAAATTGTTTAAGATTACACTCCAGGTGTTCCGAAGATTCCTCTCCAGTCTGAACATCCAAATGCGTATCTCTCTCTAGCTTTGTATCTAACGTTTCCAGTATCGAAATCGCCTTCCATTGAAGTTTTCAACGGTGCTCTATCGAAATGTTTCATTCCGTTAGGTACATCAGTGATCATGAACCAAGCGTCAGTATCAGCTAAATAATTATTAATTACAAAACCTTCTGGAACTGCTCCCATTGATTTAACTGCATTAATATCATTGTCTGCTGTACTTGTTCTACCTTGAGATTTCATCAATCGCTCTGCAACGAACTGCAAGTTAACCGGAAGAACCATTCTTCTCGGTTTAGCTGCAATTTTAAGACCTCTTTCATCTTTAGCTTGCGCGATCTGAATGATCAGCGCTTCTAAAGAAGTTTCATTTAAGTCTGCTGCGTTAGTTAACAAGTTACTTTGATTACCAGATAACGTAGGGTGAGAATTTACAATAAGAAATTGTCCATCGCCGAAAGTTCCAGCTGTGAACGCATTGTTAAGTAAAGCCGCGCCTTTAGTATTCTTAGTACTCGCCATAGATCTTGCTAATGCTTTTGTGTATCTAGAAGAAAGTCTGTCATAAAGGTTGTCCTCTATTGCTTCTTCTGTGATTGCAAAAGCTAGTGCAATTGTTTCCATCGTGTATCTAGCAGTGTAAGTTTCCTGAGCTGTATCAAAACTTACGTTTTGACCTTCAGGTTTTACTGCTGCATCACCAAAACCAGATAACATAACTTCCTCTTCGAAAGCTCTGTCAGATGATTCTGTTACGTAGATGTCTTTAGTTTGATCTGCGTACTGTTTGTATTCCAACCCGAATAAAGCGTTTAAACCGGGCTCTAGCTCTTTGATGAGCTGCTGTCGTGATATTGCCATAGTTATTTACTCCTATATTCCAGTTAGGTATACATGTTTACCGACATTGAATCTAACTATCCAGTTAGAGTTCGCTGTTGAAACGTCGCTGTTTGAAGGATCTTCAGATAATCTAAGAACAGTGAACATATCGTTTGCTCCTGCTGTTCCAGATAATTCCTCTTTAGATCTACCATTACTTACTGCTGTTCCTGCTGCATAAACCATATCACACGCTCTTCCCACAACTGCTTGAGTGTGAGTTCCAGCCGTCTGAACTTCGAATAAGTCATCAGGATCATCATAAATAAAGGCATTCGCTGCTGCAGCTACGTCACCAGGCCAGTAGTTTTGAAACGTTGGTTTCTGAGTTGTTGGATCATCGTAAAGACAACCGTTAAAGATACCTACATTACGTGTTGCATCAGTTTCAGATGGGCCTACGTATCCAGCAGTCACAGTTGTGCCGCCTTCTACTTTTAAGCCACCAGAACCTGCTAATGCAACAACGTCACCAGCATAAATCGCAGCAGTTTGTCCTGATGCAATTTTGTACTGTGAAGTACCATTAGAAGTTGGTCTACTACCTAATCCGCCGACTTGTCTGAAACCGAACGGTGCGTCTATATTTGCCATAGTATACTCCTTTGTGAATAGTTTTATCTATTCACGGTTAATTTAAATCGATAGTAGGGAATTGGTCGTTATCCCGAGAAAGACTATTCGTCCTTCTTTGTACCACCGAAGGTTACACGAGTCTGCCTCTCTTGATTGATCGGCATACTTGGGTGCTGTTCCTTATTCAAATCGTGTTTTAAAGCTTCGTCGGCAGATCTTACTTCTTCAGCAAAATAAGCCTCACGAGATTTAGCGATCTCTTCAGGTACCCTAGCCAGCACTAGGCCACCAACTCCGATCACTCCAGCGTATTTACCGTCTTTATTCACTGGATAGTCTGTGTCAGGATATTCGTCAGCTCTCACTAATTCGTATCCGCTTCTAAGTCTTCCTTGGATATTTCTCGTATCGTCAAAACCTAGAGTCTCAGCTCTTATCCATCTGTGCCTAAAGCCGTCAGGCGCCGGTGGTGCATCTAAAGATGATGGTGGAGTCCAAACTTTTGGTCTTTCAGATTTAGACCTTGTTAAACTCGCACGAGAAGTTTTATTGTTTTCCATATGCTATGCTCCTTCCGTGTTTAATACTTGTTTCGCATACTCTTCGAGTGGCACACCTAATTTTTTTGCAATTTGCACCTGTGAAGATGTGAGGCTCACAGTTTTGCGACCGGGTTTTACACCTCTGCGAACAGGGGCAACCGTCTGAGCGGGTTTAGTCGTATATTTATTAGTATTACCAAATTTATGAGGGAAGTCAAGCTTCATTCTCTTGTCTATCTCCGCATAATACTCGTCAGATGTAGGATCCATACCTTCAGAGTCAACAAGATCCTTATGATGTTCAAAAGCAGTATAAGTCATTGGTTTATCTTTACCAAACCACTTATTTTTATCTGCCCATGTTTCAGCTTTCTCATCTACTTGAGGTAAGGATGTAGGCGTTGGTTGTGCCATTCCTTCTCTGTATTGAGGAGCTTGAGGGGTTTCCCTCTCATAAGTTTCTCTTCTTGATTTTTCTGAAGCAATCCTATTTGCATCAGTTGTTAATGTGCTCAACTCAGTTTGAGCTTCAACTTGTTTAGCTGTATCTCCTCCTTCAATAGCTGCAGCCAATTTTGATTTAACAGCATCTAATTGACTTTTAACTCTTGTTTCAGAATCTTTAAGATAAGCTGAATCTAAATGTTTATATTTAGATTCCCAAGTTTTTCTTTTTTGCTCTATACCTTTAGCATAGTCGAGAGCTGCATCTTTTTGACGTTCTGCCTCTCTCCATTTTCTAGTAAGTTTAGAAATTCTTTTTTTAACAGAATCACTATACTCTTCTAGTTTTTCGTCTTGCGTTTCTTGTTTCGTTTCTTCTTTTTCTTCACTCTTCGTTTCTTCTTTGCTTTCCTGAACATCAGCGCTGACATCAGATTTCTCAGATGTGTCAACGGACTCAGTATTGACTTCAATACCTTCTTCATTTTTTCCTTCCTCTTTTATTTCAACTTCAGCACCTCCACCACTTGTGTCTAAGTCGACTAGTTTTTCACTAGATTTTTGTGTTTCTTCTGGCATAGTTCCTTCCTATGTTTAATATTCATGCAAGATCATTTCAGGATCTTGTATGGTTGCAAGAATCTCATCTTCATTTAAGATTCTTATTTCTCCCCCTTCAATTTTTAAACGTGAACCGGCATATCTTGCAAAGACTACCCATTCACCCTTCTCGCACCACGCACCCTCTGGATATCGTTTTTTATCACTATAACAATCGGGTCCCATTCCTAAAACTAAACCACAAACCGTTCCGATTTGTTGTCGTTCTAAAGCTGCTTCTGCTAATAAAATTCCACCTTTAGTTTTAACTTTTGGTTGAAAAGGTAAAACCATAATTCTCCAGCCAGTAGGTTTAGGCAAACTTGATTCAGCAGGCGGAACATTACGTTTCGCTTCTACTTCTTCAGCTGCTTTTTTTAACGCAGGTTCTAAGGCTAATTTAATTTTTGGGATTTCTGTCTTTGTCGATTCTAATAACTTTTCCGTCATCTGTTTGCTCCTTTGTTATATTTAGCAGGTTAGAGATTTCCTGAAAGACACCTTCAAGTGCCGCTATCTGTCCAGTAATATACTTGTATTTGTCAAAATTGTCAACTGCTCCGGACGTAACACTTAATGATAATGCTTGCAATCTTTGTTTAATTGCTCGTTGTAATTTATGAATTACAATAAACTCATTATTTTGTTCCATGTTTTTTCTTTCCTTTCTTTTTCTTTTTTTTACCTACAGGTTTACTACCATAGGTTTCTGTCCAATCTTTAGCAATTTTTGGATGATTTTTCCAGAGATATCTTCTTTGCTTCTCTGATTTAAAAGGCATTACTTTTTGCCATTTCTAAATATCTGTGTTCCCTTTATACCAAAAATCGAAGCGCAAACTAAAATCCATAAATTAGTGAACCATGACGGCAACGCCTGGAAATGCTCAAAGAAGATTTTTATCTTCTCCATAGCCGCCGGATCGTCCGACCAGACCCCCCAGGCCAAAATTATTATGGGGAGTGTAAGAATCGCTAAAACGACCTCGTCCTTGTAGTCGTTTTGACGGGCTTCTAAAAGTTTTCCCTGGTAAGCTTCCTCGCCTCGGGCCATCTTAGATGCATGCATATGCTGTGCATCAGCCATAGCCATCTTTGTCTCTTGACGCTTTTTGTAAATATGAGTTCCAGCGTTGAGCGCTAATTTAACAGCACTAAACCACATACTAGAACCACTTAACTTTTGACTTCTTGTCTTTTAACATTCTTCTTTGTCCACCAACAGAATTCTCAAGAGGGATTTCTTCAGACACAGTATATTCAACTCCGCCTTTAGCATATCCATCTTTATTAGTGAATTTAGAAAAATCTACACCTTTATAGAAAGGTTCTTTATCTTTTTTATTAGCCATTTTTTACTGGTACTCCTCCCTTTAAATATCCATCTTCGTTTAAGAATTTGGACTGATCAGGTCTTTTTGTATTTAAAGCTGAACCTAATCTTCCACCATGTGTTTGAACACCAACTCCGGGTGCACTTGTTTTAACATCTTTCATAGTAGTATTTCTTGGTGCTTCATTTTTTACATGTAAGCCACCTTTTAAATAACCATCTTTATTTAAATATTTTCCAAATGCGTTTGACATTATGATTTTCTTTTCTTAGCCATTTTTTTAAAAGTCTTAGCTAATGCTTTAGCTCTACCTGTACAACCTTTTTTAGTTATAGGTGTACATTTTCCTTTTGTGCCTCTAGCTTTAATTGATTTATTAACATCTTGAATCCAGTTTTTGTCACCGCCTTTTTTCAGGCCAACTCTTCCACCAGATTTTTTCCAGTCTCGACCACGATGGCCCCACTTGCCATAAGAAAGATCACGTTCTTTTGCATCAGCTTTACCTTTACCTAAACGCATTCCAATAGATTCATCTTCTTTAGCGAAATACCCTTGTTTAGCTGCTACACGTCCACCTTTTTTATATCCTTTATTTAATTCACCATGAACTCTGCTTATTTCAGCTCTTCTATTTCTGTTTGAAGGTTCCGCTTCAACACGACCAAGTTCTTCTAGTAATTTTGTTCTTCCACCACCAAATCTTAATCCAGCTCGACCACCTGATTTAAGACCCACTCTTCCACCCTCAGCATGTCCTTCTCTTAAAATAGGACTTGTTCCTTTAAATTGTATTCCGTATTTAGACATAATAACTACCTATTAATTTTTTGGTTTGGTCTACTGCCCCATTTTCCATAAGACTCATCTCTACGATCTTTCATAGACTGTGACTTAGTAGATTCTGCTCCAGTTCTCATACCTAAAGATTCATCTTCTCGAGCTGCGTAGCCTTGACTAGCTTTAACTCTTTTAGAAGATTTTTTTCCTTTGTATGGGAATCTTACTGAATAAGGTCTTGTTCCAAAATCATCTCTCATAATTTTTTCTCCTACTTAATTGTTATACTATTCTCGAGGGCCTTTCAAGGTTTTTACGTCTTTTCTTTTCATAACATCAGAACGCATTTTAGCCTTGTTAGACATCTCTTGTTTAACTAATGAAGTTTCAGCTCTAAGGTGGGCTAAGTCCTCATTTTGCTCCATTTTTTCCTCTTGAAGCTCTCTATTCTGAACTAATTTAGCCCTATCTAGGTTTACTCTCTCAGTAGTTTCGGTTTGCTTCCTATAATTCTCCATAGCTTTAAGATCTAACTCTTGAGCTTTAAGTTTAATTAAAGGATCACTATCTAACATAGAAGTAATCTCTTTTTCTTGCTTCATAAACTCTTCAGTAAACTCTGCAATCAAAACAGCTTTTCTAGCTTCCATCTGTAGATTTAATTGTTGAACTTTTTGTTGTAGCTCCGGTCCTTGTGCACCTTGAGCTTGTATTTGTTGTACTTCCATAATCTGACCTGCAAATTCTATTTCAATATGCTCTTGTGCCATCAAAGATATATGTTCCATAATATTCTTTTCTAACGCTGCCATGATTGGTGGATTGTTTCTAACAAAGTTAGTAGCCATAAAATTCATGTGAGCTGTAATATGGGCTCTATGATCTTGATTTCTATACGCTTGGAAAGGTTTCATAGCCATAGCATCAATATGCTCTAACGCCGGATCTTTTGGAACTGGCGGTTGTGGAGGAGGTAATACTTGATCAATATTTTTAATTCCTAAAGCTTCATACATTTTTCTGTAAGACTCATACATATTATGCATTTGTGGATTAGACATTGATAATTGTAATTGAGTTTGAGCTAATTGAATTCTTTGTGTCATGGAAAATATATTAGGATCTGCTACAGGAATAATATCTATTCTATCATCAAAATCTGCTTGCTTAATTAATCTATTTCCACCCACAACATCATAAGGATATTCTGGAGGTAAGTATTGAGCAAATATATTTGATAATAATTTAAATTCTTCTTTTAAAGAGTTATAAATTCTTTTGTGGATTGCGCTCATCACTCTTGAGCCTCTTTCCAATAAGGCAACTGTTGTACCAACCGCTGCTCCTTGATTACCATCTCCTACTTGATTATCTGCAATTGAAGCAAATCTTTGACCAGCTTCAACAACAATACCCATTAATTGTAATAAGGTTTGTGATGGTTCTTTATAAGGAAGATTAAAGAATGCATCTCTCAAACTTCCGCCTGGTGCATCCACATCTCTCCACTCTCCTGGTTGTAAAGGTTGTGCATCATCTCTAACTCTTACACCTCTTTGTTTAAATCCAGATGGTAAATTAGCTAAAGTACCTGCATCTAGTAATTGGCGGAGAGCTACTGTTGCAGTTCTGCTCAATCCGCCAATCATATGAATAAGCCCAAATCCGTAGAAACCTAGTCCTGGTAGAAATTTAAAATGGACAAAGTATTGGACTTTCTTCTTCAGAGGGTCATTAGGTTGATAATTTCGTCTGATAGACAAAATTTTACGACCCCCAGCTTCCATCGTTACGATGTAAGGCAGTTTAATTCCTGTAGGTTCTCCTGTTTCTTGATCAACATCTTCAAAACCTTCAAGATCTAAATTGATATGACATTCTAAAATTGTATAACTTTGATCACTTCGATTCATAGTTTTAGTTGTACCTTCTAGTTTTCTTTCTTCTTCGTGAACTCTATCTTGCGTATAGGCTGGTGATCCCAATTCTATATCTCTATAGAATCCGGATACCTGTGCCTTACGTACGTCGTTCTCCGACATATACATACGTTGAATAACCGCTTCCGCATCTTCTAATGAGGTAGCAGAATACGGAACAATTAAATCATCCGCCTGTACAAATTTTGAAACTGCTCTTCCAACCATTTCATCATAATAAACTTTTTTAAATGATGAGCCGGCTAAAGGTAAATAAAATAACATTTGATCAAACTCTGCATCGTATTCTTTCATTTCCTGTGTCAATTGATAATTCATATAATCTTTAACACGCATTGCTTGATCTTCTTTTTCTCTGTTGGACGCTCCTACAATTTGAGTTCTAACAGGACCATTCGCTGGTAATAATTCTTTGTAAGCTGTGGCTTGAAACTGTGTGACTGCTTCAGCTAAAACTGGGTGAGTAGCACCTGAAGCTCCTTGGAAGGGTTGAGATCTTTGAGTATATTTAAATCCTAATAAATCTAAACCAGTTGTATAAGCTTGTTCCCATTCTCTTCGTGAAGCTCTATAGTCTTCGTATTGTTGATAAAGTTCTGAAGCTAATCTTCCTGTAACTTCATCACCAACTAATTCTGCTATATTTGTAAAATGATCTTCTCCTCCACTTGCAGCAACTTTACCTGGTTCAAAATCTATCTCCACTGAACCATCTTCATTTTGCTGAACGTCTACACCAGGATCAGCTTGGTTTTGTTGATTTAAAACTTCTATTTCTAAATCTTCTTGTGGATCAACTTTTACCTTTTCCCGTGTGTTCGGGAGCACTTTGTCTATTTCTGCCATATAATTCCTACGTTAACTTACTCTAACTTGTTTTGGTGCCGAATACAAGCCCATGATTCCTTGCGGAGTAGGCCCTGCTAATGGAGGGACTAAAGATTGTCTTCTTGCAATTGCACCTGTTTCTACTTCTCCACCTGTATTAAATCCTTTTTTATGTCTTTTCATCATATCGCTTCTTTGTGTTGCTACGATGATAGCTTCTTCTCTATCTTCATGAACACTCGTAGGTTCAATTTCTCCCCTTAAAATCATTTCTGTTAATTCATCTTCAGTATATGCTCTTCCATCATGAATACTTGGAATATTAATCCACATTCCTCCCATAGGAATGGTCACCGATTTTTCTGATACTTCTTCTCCAGTTGGAGTTGTATAAACACGTCTGTCATATTGTGTTACTTCGTCTGTTGGAGTTCCAACTAAACCGCGATCTGCATATCCAACTCTACCACCTCCAGCTTTTTTAGTAGGATCTTTTGTTTGTTTATACTGATAGTCTGCTAAGGGAGTTATATTTTCACTTTCATCCCATGTTGCATCTGGAAATTGGTGCTCAGTTTGATTATGAGTTTTAAAATCTTTATTGCTTTGAATCTCTACACCTGCTTCAAGTTCTTTAGCACTTTTACCTGCTAAATTTTCCATAGCTTGAACTACATCATCCCCCTCAGTAAAGATGTCTAAAGTTGTTGCTGAGTCAGGAGCAGTATCTTCTGGTCCCATACTGTTGAGGTCAGGTTCTAAATATTCAAATGTAGGTTTTTCTACTTCAACTTCTAGATTCTCTGTTGCAAATGGATGTTCTGGATCGGCACCATATTTTTGAAATCCTGTTTCACCTGGTTTGTAATATATGTGTCTGTTAGTCAAAGTATTGTTCGTTCCATCTGGAGACCAATGAATTGCAATTTCCCCACTTAAAGGATTTTGTTCCATAGTTACTTTTTTACCGTTTAAGGTAATACTATAAATATCTCCGTTGACATAATGTTTATCTGCCATCTCCACTAATTTTCCTTGTTCTTTAATTTTAGAAATTAATCTTGGGAACCATGCCGGCATTCCCTCGATACTACCAAATTGTTTTGTTCCTGCTTCTAAACCTTTTTTAAGAACTTGTTCGGTTGCTTTTTTTCCGCCTGTTTTAAATAATCCTGAAGCTCCCCCTACAACCGCTGCACCTAGTCCTGCTAACCATTTTAAAAATCCTCTTCTATCCATTCCACCAGTCTTCATGCCAACTCTTCCGCCTTCATTAAAGAAATCAAAATCATCAGCTCTATCTAAAGCTCTCACATCTTGTCTTTCATCTTGGAATAAATCAATTTGATGTTCCAAACCTGTTTGAACTTGTCTTTGTTGTCTTGGATCTAAAGTTTGTCCTCTTAATGTCATTTCTTCATCACCAAATAATCTATTGCCTAAACCGAATGGTAAACTTCCTTGTTTAATAAGTGACATGTAATTATCTGCATCCTCTTGTGTAATTTTTCCTCTAGCTAACATGGAATCTACAATTGCTTTTCCATCTCGGTAATCTTTATATTGAGCATAACCAAAACTTAAAGCTCCTAAGCCAAGAGTTAATGGTGCTGAAACTAAACCAGCTGCAACTGTAGTTCCTAAAGCTGCGGCTGCGCCAAGCCCTACTGCACCTCTTACTGCTAATGCACCTAATCCTTTTTTAGCTGCTTGTTTAGTAAAAGGAGAACCAATAATTGATTCAGTGAGTTTTTTAGTTAAAGGTTTAAGTCTTTTTTGAAATGCTAAATCTGTTCCAGCTGCTGCAGGTGACAAAACTGCATTTCTAAATGCTTGAGGTAAATTTTTCCAACCTTGAGTAGTTCTTAAGTCTTTTAATGTTTGTAAACCTAATCTTGATCTTTGACCTTCTGGTAAACTGTTATACCACTTTTCTGCAGCAGCAAGAGATGCTTTATTCTCAATTCCTAAAGCCCATAATGCATTTAATGGATCCGTGATCATTTCTCCAGCTTCCATTCCTTGTTTGTATTGCCACATTTTTTCTGGAATCATCATTGCCGGAATAGCTGCTTTCCAACTTGTTAAATATCTTCCTCCTGGTAATCCTGCTTTAGCTAACCCTTGTCCTGCTCCTAACATAGCGGGTAAAGCTGCAAATCCTGATTTACCTGGATTGTCTGCAATCCAGTTTAATATTCCGGTTTGAGTTTCTGGATCTCCTGTTTCTGTATTTACAAATTCACCAGTTGTTTCATTATATTTCATTGTGCTTTGGTCCGTGATCCCTGTTTCGTCAGCGATCGCATCTCCCATCATGGCTTTTGCTCCAAGGCCCACGGCCCCCGCGCCTGCGATCAATGCTCCAATTCTTCCGCCTTTAGGGAGTTTAGATAAAATTTGTCTAGCTATAGTTCTGAATTTTGTATTTTCACCTGGTTTAACTTTTGAGTTAGCAGCTTCTTGAATGAATTTATCAGGATCCTCTTGTAAGGCTTGTCTTACTTCGTCCCCGCATCCCGGTCCTTGAATTCCTCCTGCAGCCCCTGCTTTTCTAAAAGGGTTACAAATAGGTCCTCCGGCCTTTGCTTCTGCTATTAATTTAAAAATACTTTTTTGGAATGTTTTCATTCCTTCAGCGGTAAAAGTTTCTTTTTTAACCATTTCTGCCGCTTGTTTTTCAATTAAACCCAATTGTCTTCCAGGATCTAAATAGCCGCCCCCATATATTTTACCAGATGCATCTTTAATTTTAACACCCATATTTTTTAATTTATTATTTTCATCAACAGTCAGAGCTCGTGCTGGAGTTTTTTTTGTGCCTCTCAAGATAGTTTCATATGTTTTAGCTGCCGAATTATTAGCTGCAGTTAATAATTGAATATCTTTGGCAGCTAATGCTTGTGCAAATTTATTTGCTCCAACACCTCCTACATGATGTTTAACAATTTGTTTTTTAATTAATTCAGAAGGTGCTGTTTCGCTAAGTGTGTTGTAAAATCTGTCATAACTTAAAATATCATTTAATCTAATCTTTTGTGTAATTCCTTTGTCTGCTAACAGCTTTTTAAGAACTTTACTAGGTTCATCGTAAACTCCTTCTGTAATATCTACCAGTTTAACAACTTTACGATAATCTGGATGCTTCCTCCATGAAACAGCTCCTTCAGGAGTGTTCTTGTTTAAACCATAAAACTTATTGCCCCCACCTCTCGCTGTATTATCTTGAAATCCGATAATTTTAGATTTATCTTTATTGTAAAGTGGTTTATAATCTGATTTATTATTATGTTTCATTTGGTTCTTCCAAACCCTATTCATAGAATGAATTATCCAACCTTTTGGAGAAGCATAGTCAGCCGCAACCGGGTTTTCTATTTTTCCTAGTACAGTGCTTTTTATTCTGTTAGACAAGCTTTGATGCTTTTTGGAATCTACTCCCCACCTGAATCCTTTAGGATTATCTTTACTTAAAAAATTCCATTTTTTAACACCTTTAGGTAATTCATGACTATCCATAACGTCTGCAATTTCTTTTTTAGTTAAAGCATCTTCTACGTCCCACATTTTAAAACCACGAGCTTTAAAACGTGTTAACTCTTGGTATTGAGGGTTAGTTTTTCCATTTGGAAGATCTTTTGGAACTCCATATTTAGGGTACTTTTTAAAATTAAATTTAAAATCAAAAGCTTCAACCATTTTAGCTTGGTCTTTAGGATCAAAAGGAAGCCGGGTTTTCTCGTGCTCAGTTACTTTTACAAATTTCCAATTTTGCGAGTTTGCTTTATTTAATACTTTGTTCTTTTTTTGAACTTTACCATCGTATCCTTTCAACTCATTATAATTTTTTTCATACATTTGTTGTGCATATTGATCTAAGACTTTTGTTTCCTTCAGACTTCGTTTTTTCACCTCTGATCCTATGACAGCCGGTGTTGTTAGAGCCTTTTTAACACTCTGCCCTTTCGCAATTCTCTGCGCAGCGGCAGCTTCACTAACAACTCCGAAATGGTGCGCTGCCTCTTTAATACTTTTAAATTTTTTTCCATCAACTACAATTTTCTTCGCCATTAAACCTCCCTAAACATGGAGCCTACACCACCACCTGCTGCGTTTGGTTTACGGCCTTTAGTTTTAAATCTTTTAAGTTCCGATTGTTGATTGGTATCATCTACTACTTTTTGAATTTTAGCATATCCTTGAGGATCAGTTTCTTTCATGAATTTTGTAAATTCTTCAGCGATGTTGGGATCAGAAATATCTATCGTTCCTGTTTCTTTAATTCCTTCTAAAGTCTTAGTAGGTTTTGATAATCTTTTCATTTGAAGCATTTTACCCAGGTCACTCTGCACCACCCTTAGAACTGCTCCATAAATATCCGATCGTGTAGCATCATCGAGATCGTCAAAAAGTTTACCACCAAAAGCTTTTGGATTATTTTCTACTAAAGATTCTGCTGCCATTTGTGCATCCATTTTATAATCACCTGTTGAAAAAATATCATCAACCGCTGCTCTAATTTTAACTGGATCTTCCCAATCTATTTGGGGTTTTGTTTTTTTCTGGATAAAAGCTTTTTTAACTCCACTTAATTCATCTTTAACAATAGGAGCATCGGCTTTTCTAATATAATCTTCAACATTTAAAAATTTTTCAGGACTTCCTCTTTTAATTCTTAAAAAATCAAACATTGCAACATTACCTCCTAGTTCTTCAGTAATATCTAAAG